GTAATAACCATATTTTCAAAAAGAATAATAGAGTTTCTTAATTCATCAGCGTTAGAACTAAAGCCATTTGCCGAAGCAATACCAAATATTAGTGGGCTTGTTACGTTATGTCCTAACATTATCTTACGCAAACATTCTTCGGAAAGGTATGTATAATGTTCGGGCGCATCGTTTAAAGGTATGTCGTCAATTGTAGTTTTAGATTCCGCGTTTTGATTGAAGGCAACTATTACTTTTTCGCCTTTCGAACCCGTTAACTTATTCATAACCTTTTGGGCTATGAAGTCTTGTTGTTCTTCGCTTGGGACTCCGTTGTTAAAGTTAATTACTTTAGTTCCGCTGAAGCCGTGTTGTACCTCGTTAATAAGGTAGTCGGAAACTTCTTCTTCTAAAACTGCGTAAGGTATCGCGCCTTGGTAGTCGGGGTAGGCATAGTATTTCATCCCAACCCCGTAAGGCTTAACAAACATTATTTCTACTTTCTCCTTTGAGAATCCAAAGGCGGGTAGCCTTTTAGGTTCGTATTTTCGTGTGTCTTCCCAATTATCCGAGTAATAATAACCCGTAATTTCTCCTTTTTCGTTGCATTTTTCTGCGCGTAATAGGTTCACGGGTATATGGTAAGCCTTTAGTATTTTATCGTGCTTGTCGTTATAATGTACTTGAATAGCAAATTGACCAAATAACTTTCTATCAAAGACCATTTTTCTAACGCAATCGGTAGAAAACAAAGTCATCATTTGCGCGTATTCGTTGGGCTTTCTTGAAGCGTCCAAGGCGCTAAGACCTTTTCCGTAAATAAGTCGCGCTACGTTGTTTATAATGGCGCTATTCGTGGTCGACTTGGTGTACCTTTCTATCAAATAACCGAAATAGTTATTATCTTCGCCGAATTCTACCCAATTATCGCGCTTCGATTCTTGAATCGTTGGCTGTTGGTATTCCGCTAAATGTAAAACGTGTATATTATTCATACATTATGAAGTCGTTAGTTGTTTGATTGCTTATGTATTCTCCGTTATTCACCGAGAAAGTATTAATAGGTTGGTTAGTACAAAAGATACGTTCCTTTAAAAGTAAATTTCCGCTTCCGTCTTTTAGTACCATCCAATAAAAATGGTTTTCTTCCGTGGGTAGCACACCACTAAAAGAGTGTACATAATCGCCACCCGTGAACACACCCGTAACCACTACCATAACGTTAGTATTTTCGTCGGTAAGTTCTAAAGTAGTTGGCGTTCCGTACCTTGGTATAAAATCGAACGTTTGGCTAACGTTAGTCTGTTGAACTACTATCATATTATAATAACTCTTAAAGGTGTTTTTTGTGCAAAAAAAAGGGGGCTATTAACCCCCAATTTATGCTATGAAACAAAGTTCTTATGAATTAACTACTGAAGGGTTATTCAATAAAGCAACTAACCCCGCTTCGTCTGTACAATCCAAGAAGTTGGCGATTACGGGTTCTTGTCCGGTGAAAGTCAATCCATAACCATTCATATCTCCAAGGGCAGTACCATTTCCAATAGTACCCGCAGTTACGTCCATACCTCTAACAAGACCCGCAATAAAGTATTGGTTATTGTTATTTTCTACAATAATGTTAGGTCGTCCGTAAGAAAGTAATTTAACTTGTTTGTGTGTAACGGCGTCTTGTTTTTTCAACTGAATAGACAATACTTGTTCGAAGAAAGTAGTTCCGTTTTCGCGTGAACTTGTAATAGTTTGTTCGAAAGAGTTAGTACCTTTCAATTCAAACTTGTAAATGTTTGAAAGAGCGGGTAAAGCAATAGCCGTAATTTGGTCTTCATAACCTACTGCGGTGTCATAAGTAACGTCGGTTTGGGGATCGTAAAGACCATAGTTCAAAATATAGATATTTCGAAGTCCACCAACCGCGTCTTTACATTGCTCTTCGCGTCCGTGTGTTATATCGCAACTCATTTTATTTTAGTTTTTAAAAGTTTAAAAAAAGGGTGGCAGTTTATCCACCACCCCGTTATATTTTAGTTATTGATTATCCGTAAACTACGATATCTTCGATAACTCCGTATTGCGCACCCGCTGCCATTCTCATAACGATTCGTACGTTATCATCTCCCAATGTGGCGCTTGTATCGATTACTCTTACTTCTTGAGTATCACTTAAAAGTGAACATCCGAAATAAAGGTTAGATACGGTAGTTGCCATCATTGAATCGGCAGGAAGTCCGTTAGCCATAAATACGGGAAGTCCGTTAAATGTAAGGCTTCCGTTAGCATACCACTGAGTTCCTAAGTTGTTAGTACCCGCGTTAGCTTCAGAACCCGTAAGCAATCCGAAACCACCAAGGGCGGCAACGTATGCTTTAGCAACGTTTTGAGAAACGTAAATTTTAAGGTCGGGCTTTCCGTAAAGGTTAGAAGGGATAGCATCGTACACTAATTGCATCTGTGCAATAACGTTAGCGGCAGTAATAGCAACTGAAGGAACTAATTGTGCGGGTGGTAATAAAGGGTCAACTAACGCAGTTGAATACAATCCGTCGAATTGTCCACTTGTAGCAGAAGAACCTTGCCAAATAGAAATCTCGTTAGCAGCGGCTACTTTTTCAGCGGCGTAAGCTATAAGATAATCAGCAAAAGATTTAGGCAAAGTATCGAAAGAAGAATAACCCATTTCGATTGATTGCCAAGTTCTGTGGAACTCTGATTTACAAAGAGTCATATTTACTTGAAGGTCTTTAACTTCAAGAACTCGCTCGGTAAGGTCTACCGTACCCACGGGGGTAAAGTCGCAAGTAGCATCTTTCAAGAAATCGGTAGTCTCCAAACGTTGGATAACCGCTTTAAATTTTACGTTAGGCATAACGGTAACCCCGCCGCCTTCGATAGTTGGAGCAGAAAGTAGGGCTGCGGAAACATATTTCCCTGCCCATTGACCTGCATACGTTGTAGTAATTGTTGGATTTGGCATTTTATTAAATTTTAATTATTTATACATTTTATTAAGTACGGAATCAATGATCCCTTTTGGCGCTTTAGAACCAATTTTTACGTGGGTTACTGCGCTTTCATTTTCGGGGTTAAAAGAAATAGGCGCGGGAATTTCTGAAAGTTCGGTAGCTTCTGTTGCTACTTCGTCAACTTTAGTAATCTTTGCCAATTCGGCTTTTAACATTTCGTTTTCTTCTTTAAGTCTTTCGATTTCGCTAAAGAAAGTTTCTTTAACGATTGATTCGATAGTTTTTTTAGGCGTTGCTACGGCTTCGGACATTTCTTCTTCTTTAGGCATTTCTTCGGTAGTTTCTTCTTCTTTAACTTCTTCTTCTACTTCTTCTTCTTTTTCTTTCACTTCAGAAATAATACCTTCTTCAACGATAACTAAAATACGCCCGTCTTCTAATTCGTATTCACCAACGGGAACGGCTATCTTTTGTTCGTCTTCAGTTACGACGAAAACTTCTTTACCCGCTTCGAAAGTTTCCGCTTCGATTTTGGTAACCCCGTCACCCATTAACATTTGCTCTAACTTAACTTCGTTAGATAACATAGCTTTGATTTTTTCAAGTAGTGTGCTATTTTTCATTTGTGTTTTATTTAGATATTTACTTTATTAGACGTTAATTTTTTATTATATGCGTCTATCTCTTTTATAGCTATTGAAATAGTTTCTTTTTTGTTTTTAATTACGTTAGACGGCTCAACTCCTAAATCTTTAGACATTTTCTCAATTTCTTGATAAATTGCATTTGCTCTTAAAAATTTTTGTCCTGCTTGAGTTAATACACCTTGAATTGATTTAGCTAATTCATTGTAATTGATTATATTTGTTTCCGCTTTTGCTTGCATATCTAATGCTTCATTATATGCTTTTTCAAAATCAGTTACTATGCTCAACTCGACTTCGTGTTTTCCTAACTCCGTTTTATTGGCTTCGATTTCGTAAGCCTTATTGATTTTGTCTAAAATTGTTTTCATATCTATATAATTAAAGGTTAAAAGTTTTGTTGCATTTTTATGGTTTCGGATACCAAAGGGGTGGGGGTGGTACGGGGTTCGGTGGTGTAACATCGCTTCCTATTCCTTGGTTAGGAAGTTCACCCGTACAACATTTTTTTCTATACTTTCCGTCTTTGCATAGACAACCTCTTTTGCCCCCTATTGGGCTGCTTCTCTTACCTTCTATCATATTTTTTTTAGTTAGTGTTAAACTTACACTTTGCCCTTCTACAACCCTTATAAAATAAGGATTTTTTATTATCTTTATATTTTAATATAGTAACCCCACTTAATACCCAAAGTCTCTTAAATCGCCTAAAAATAGCCTTAAAACGCATTTTAGTTTTTTGCAGTTTTACCCTTGTCCCTTGTATATTTTTAAGTAATTCTTGCTACTTTTTAACTTACTCGCTTTACTTTTTGCGTGTACGTTAGGACGCTTTACTTTCGGCTTTTGAACGTGGTTAGAAGTTGCAACTTGTTTAGCCATTTAATTAATTGTGGTGTTTATTTATTATGTCAATGAATTAATTGCGTTATTTAAATCTTTTATTAATGTTTTAGCAGTATCTTTTTGATTAAATAATATTTTTGTCGATGTATTTAAATCATTAGGTATTGCAACCCCTAACTCATCTATTTTTTTCATTAAATTAATTGATTCTTGATATGTTTTATCTGTTTGATTACTTAATGATGAAATATTAGATATTATTGTTTTTATCTCCTCTCTTACTTTTGCTATTTTATCCATTTCGGATAAGAATTTTTTAGTTAAAGAATCTTGTTGTTTTTTAATATCCTCAACCAAAGTTAACTCTACTTCGTGTTTAGCTAAATTCGTTTGTTCGATTTCTTCGATTTTTCCTAACTTGTTTAGGATAGTGTTTAAGTTACTCATTTTATTTTATGTTTAATAGATTTTTAAGTTCGTTT